GGCTAGTCTTTCACCAATTCAGACTCGAAAGTCTTGCATGGTTTTATATCATCGATGCATCCCTCTCAGCGTAAATTTACGTGAGGAAGCGGCATCAGTTCCTAAGGGCAGATGGGATACTAGGTTTAAGCACCTAGTATCGTGTCTGTCTGCAGGGTTGAACGGAGACAAAGACTCAGGCCTCGAGGAGGCGTGGGACTATGTCTACGACAATTTATGGGAGCACAGATGGGGAGGTAATACCTTCTCATTCTGTACCCAACAACAGCAGGTTGCAATCCTTGCCAAGCGTACTCATTGGTACAAAAGGCTTAAGGTGCACAATCGAAATCTTCTCCATCGACTCTTGGGATCCCGTAAGGGGTCTCTAGTGTTGAAGGAGATACTTCACACAGCGGATGGGGTATTATCAACGTTGATAATGTCCTATCCGGAAATATTTCTATCCGATCAGTCACGGGGTGCTTACACCGTGGCCGACCGGATTATGAACTCTATCATTTCAAATGGTATACAAGATTACGCTAATCTTGTTACTACTTTGAAATCTTTCAGGAAACGTATGCGTAAGTGTGCCTTCGAGGGATCGAAGGTAACACTGACGACACACGAACAAAGGTGTATGGCGTGGGCTCAACTCGTTGCGAACGAGTTCAACTCACGCCGTCATATCAATTCCAAAGCCAACATGTTCCGAGCTTGTGTGTTTACACAATCTCGGGCAAGTGGGCTAGGTAACAATAAGATGGCCACTAAGGCGATAGACGAGTTTATCGCCGAAGTGACCACTGTAAAACCTTTTCAACCTGATAAGGATCTACTCGATGCAATCGAGTTTATCCTTGATCAGATTGTAAGTAATTCAGCTGGGAATCCCCAGTTCAGGATCTCGATTTCAACGAGTGCCTGTACTGAGAATTCCAAACAAAACGAGGGGAAGTTCGGCTACCTTAAAAAGGTAGACGACCTTCCTCTCATACCAAAGTTTTCACCGCACAATCCGGGAGGCCAATTGGGAAATTGGGCTTTCGGAAAGGCGATGAAGAAAATTGAATCGGGTGACAACGACATTTGGAAAACAAATGTCGCTGCCATCCGAGAAAATTCGAAAATACGGGTTGTACAGAGTGGATCTTTTTATAAAGATGCACTCTTACAGCCCTTTTCACATATGACAATCCAATCTATCAAGAATCAGAGATCCTTGAGGAATGGACTGTCAAGCGGTAGGTTAGGATGGAACTTCATCAGCAGGATCGATCATCTCGATCCCGTTGATGGGCACGTCCTATTCGAAAAGTATAAAAGATGTGTATCACTGGACTGGCGAAAGGCCACTGATATACCATCTTTTAAATCAGCACATCATGTTATGGGTCGCCTCCTCGAAAAGATGAGGCTACCCAAACATATCTACAATAACATAAAAGCCATTTGGCCTGGGCCAAAAGACATTTATGTTAAAGGTAAAATGATCGCTACTCAGGTCAATGGGGTCCCCATGGGGGACCCATTGACTAAGAGCAATCTATCGCTTGCACACCCTATCTGTGAAGCATACGCTTCCAGAAGGGTGCCAGGCCTGAAGATTGTACACGACGGAAACGGGGATGATACTGCTATCATCCTCGGATCCGATAATGTACAAAAAATGATGGATTGGATCGCTGAGTTCAACAAGGCTGCTGCCATGTTGGGCTACGATCTCTCCAATGATGACTTCTTCATAACAAGTTCCTGGGGAACTTATTGTGAAGAGGTCTTCCATATACCCCTTGATCGCTTTAACACCGTTAGGACGGCGTCAAAGCTCAAGGATAATAATTACCTTCCGTATCTTGACCATCCTAAATTTAGGTTGGTCATAGATACGAAGAAAGATAGAAGAGACTACTCTTCCGTCAAGGACGGAAAGTATACTCTTCTCGGAAAGGATACGGAATACGCGGAACAAGGCCTCGAAGGGCACTTGTTCCAAGTAGCTTCCGTAATGCAAGACATATGTCTTGGTCTGAGATACGAGCGTAAGCCCGTATATCTACCAAGGCAGATATTCAGTGTTGGGAAAATGCCAGCTTTCTGGAATACAGAAAGCTGGGCAAATTCCATATGGAGTCAGATCCCTAAGGTCACCAATTTAACAATTGTTGCCCTTAAGGAACTAATGGGAGAACTTCCAAAGAACATCACGAATCTTAGATCCGTGAAGACTATGGAAAGACATTTTGATAAGGAGGCCGTCACCGAGGTATTTGAGATACCCGATGGCGACCCCATCAAAGATTTTATCATCGTCAGAAGGGATCAGGTAGACCTGATCCCTCCCGGCGTGATAGATAGGTTAGTACAGGCAAAACTGCTCACTACTTCATCTGAAGTAGAAGCGTTATACCTATACATGAAAAGAATAGAAACGCTACAACAAGAGGTCACAAGTGATCTCATGGAGGTAGCGTTTTCTAGAGTTACTAATATGGATCACGTGTCTTATGACGAGGTCAAAGACACGTGTTCCAGATTCAAAGAACAGTTCTACAGGAAACGATGGGCTATAAAGCCTCTCGTTGATGTAGATCTTTATTTTACTGAGGATATAGATGAGTTTAGAAACTCTGACCCCCGGAATGTAGACATTCCGGAGTTCGACTATATCAAAAGATTTGGAAAAAGAATTCCTCCCGACACGCCTAAAAGGCGTGCCGAGATGGAACTCTTTGAATGGTTCGTGGAGTGGAGGGAGAAGATACTCAATAAAGAGTTCTTCGAACTACCACCCACACAATTATTAGAAGACGATCCTTTCATCATCATTCGGGCATCCGAATGTGAAGAAAAGGTCGTCATCATAGTGACAGATGATCGAAAACTTGTTCGGCTTGCGCAGAACAAGATTATCGATAAACTGATTTGTAGAGTGTCGATCAAGAATTGGGTGCTCATGGATGCCATGGAGCAGCCAATTCTTGATGCGATCAAACAAGATTTGAAGGCAGACGCCCTCGTCCTAGTGGACGAGGGTAGTCTTGATACCTTCTTATGGAGAACTGACATCAATCCTTCCGTCTACCCAGGGTGGACGGAAAGGATTGATATGAAAGAACCCAGGAAGCAAGAAGACATCTTTGATGTCTACTTGCCCCCGGTCACGATTGCGAACGTCTACGATTTCGTGGAAATCGTCGATTATCGCAAAGCAGTAAGGATCTTTGGACGCAGAAATCGCGGTTCCTAATTTCGGTTAGGAACCCATATGGACTTCTGTGAATCCGGATCCGATATGCCGGCAATCACGCACAAGCGTACGCCGTGGGCTGGACATCCGAGGATGTGCCGCACG